CATTAAAAGTTCTTATACAGATCCAGAACACGCTTAATATGATCAGGAAACGCTACATTGTCTCTCTGACTTGAAGAAGCATTATTTTGGATACTTGCACCTGCTATAGTTTGACGTGCTTTGTGCTCGTCTTTTACATAGTAGGTAATCAAATCAATAACTGCTAACTGTAAATCTGCAGGGCATTCTGCATATCCTGCTTTGTAAGTAACTTTTACGGCACCGGGGCCTGTAGGCCAGTTCTTTCTAGTACCATCTGTAGTAACTCGATGGATGCTATCAGTAGAGCCGTCTACATAATATTCTGTGGAAGCAACAGTAGTATATGCTTTACTGAAGTCTTCTCGTTCTTGTACGGAAGTAATACTTACAAAGGGACTCTCTGTAAGTTGAACCAAATTTGTAGACCAGTTTATACTAAACTCTTCTGCTTTGTCGCTAGAGTAGTGATCTATAATGGTTGTTCCGCAGTAAGTTTTTACTAATTGACTCACAGCAGTAATTAAAGAATTGATGCGAGCATCTTCCTTTGTGCTCTGAATGTTTTCAGAGATTTTATATTCATCTAATGTGATTAAATTTGCCATAAGTCCATTACTAAAAACTTAAGGGGAGCAAGCTCCCCTCTCGTTTTGCTTTTAAATTAAGCTACGCAGTCAATCTTAACTACAGGTTCGTTACCAGTTGCACCGGCTACTAGCTCTTCAAAGCCTAAGGCTTGTGAAGCAACTACTACGTTGCGCTGATTACCAACTTCATAGTCAGTCTCAACAGTTACGCCACGTAGACGTGGGATAACATAGTTACGAGCGTTAACAGCAAATGCTGCTGGAATACCCGCGCCTTCTGCAGCGAAGCTGTCAGATACGATTACAGGTGAACCGAATACAGAACCGATTTGACCAGTGATCTTAGTGGCGAGGTCAGAACCAACGTCAGTTACATCCTGGAAGCCTGCATCTTCGATAAGTTCGAAGTAACGAGCTTGTGATACGATGTATGCAACATCAGCAGGGTTAACACCATACTTACCCATAGCTTTACGAGCAGTCAGGAGGCCAGCTGCAGTCAATGTAGCTGAGTTACCTGTGGCGATTGAAGCGCCGTCAAGGTCAATGCTAGAACCGCTAGCTGCGGCATAGCCGTCAAGACCAGTGATAGAACCAGAACCGTTGATGATAGCGTTATCAACAGCGCGAGCGTGAGCACGTGCTACTGAGTCAACAAGCATAGGCATCAAGTTAATGAGAACTTGCTCATCTACGTTGTTGTCCATGAAAGTCTGGCTGATCAAACGGTAAGCGTTCAAGATTACCTGAGAAGGCTTGTAAGTGCTGTCAGAAGCACCACGGTTTTCCAAGTTACCTGCTGCAGCTGCACCAGTCTGGAAAGTAGCGGCCTCTACGTCAGGCTGGATTGGCATTACAGTAGCAGCACCATTCACCTGAATCTCACGGAACAGACCAGCTGTACGCAAGTTTAGAGTAACTTCTTTTTCGATTTGACGAGCAACTTCTTGATCGATGTCGCCAGCAGCGGTAGCATAGTCGATACCAGCTTTTTCCATAACGCCACGAGCAAAATCAGTGTTCATGCCTTTGCCAGTCATAGTACCAAGCAATGAAGCGTGCATAAATTCTGTGCCCCACTTACTAACGTCGCCTTTTTCAGAACGGTCAGCAAAAGTACGCTTGCTGTTACGCATAGCTTCGATTTCAGAAGACTTCTCTTCTAGTTCGGTTTTGAATGAAGCAAGTACTTCGTCCATCTTAGCGTCTTTCGCAGTAAGCTGGCTCTGTACGTCAGCCATAAGAGCTTCAACGCCAGTTTGAATACCGGTCTTAACTTTGATTTCTTGTGCTTCAATAAATGAAGCCTGTTCAGCTGCTTTTTCTACTTCTGCTTGCTCAGCTGCTTTTTGCTCGGCTTGCTTCATAGCAATCTTAGCAGCTGTATCTTCAGCCACCTTCTTTGCAAAAGCTTCCAAGTCGATGTTTTGATTATCCATCTTGATCTCCTGATCTGCGGATTTAATTTCCGCGCTTTGAGGTGTGTTGTCACTAGCTATTCCCGAAGTAATAACTTCATCCTTAGCCAGAGACTGACCTGCTAGATCTACACGATTTGTGAAAGTTTTTTTGAATTCTTCGTACTCATCAGATGAGTCAAAAGACTTCGCGAGCGAAAAAGTAGCTGACTGATTGCAGGGTACAGATACAACTGATACCTCGAATAATTCAGCGTCCTTAATCATTAGTCCGTCGGTTTCCTTAATGTAATCAGCATCCTTGACTCGGAAACCTACGGAAAAGGCCCCAAGAACACCGTCTTTAACTAGTTCTGCAACATTAGCAGGTGCTGACTTGCTAATCTTACATTCTAACTCCAAACCATCTGGTCCTGCTTTCAGACCTGTGGCTCGGCCAATTGGCTTGTCATAATCATGATTAAACAAGATAATTGGATTTTTTTCAAAATTCTTTAGTCCACCCTTCTGCCAAGCTTCTACTGAGATGGAGTCACCCGCGCGATCAAAATCAGCTGTACTTGCCATTCCACGAATCATTACAGAACCATCGTCCTGCGCCTGAGTCTTGAAAGTAGACGTAAGATTAAAGATTTTATTCATATCTTAATCCTTTTTTACTGCCTGTTTAGGGGCAGGCTTGACCGCAGCCTTAGGTGCTGGCTTTGGTGCTGGCTTTGGTGCTGGAGCAGATTTTGGCTTAGCCGCTTCTGCTTTTTTCTTCTCGATCAATTCCATAAGTTCTGGATGTGCTTTTTGCATCATAATAATTGCTCGTGAATAACTTCTTCCTACATTGCGAATACCTGCTAACATAATAGGCTTATCTGTTTGTTTAACATATTCGGCTTGAGTCATGATCTTTCCTTTTTCAGCAAAGTACATTGCTAGGTCACGACATAGTTTAATTCTTTGGGGTCTACTCGCCATCTTCGTTTGTTTCCTCGGGTCTTCCGCCCTCATCGGGGTTAGTTGCAGAACCTGCGATATTTGCAGGAACTCTTATTTCTTCTGTGCCATCTACAAAAGCGAAACCTAATTTCTCGCGAGCTTCTGCAGGAGTAATAATACCACCATTTACTAGTGATGTGTAGTAAGCGGAGGCATCTCTCAGCTCAGGCTGTAGAGCAGGTATATCACTGATGTCTTCTTTTAACTCGAAACCGAAATATCTTTCGCACGCAAAATTGACTTTTCGAACTATAGGAAGTATAGTCTCAAGATAATACATACGCATATTTGGGCGAATGTTGGCGTTGTTGCCAGAGTCCATCATAATTGGAGGTACTCCGAGCGCCTTCAAAATTATCTTTTCATTGTCGGCAATACTATTTTGAAAATCAAGATCTTTAAAATTTACATTTGAGATCGAATCTACTTCAATTCCACCGTCCAAAATGAGGGGTCGACGACCGCCTGCTTCTGGTTGGTACCGTGACTGCCACGACACCATCATACGTTCTTTAATCTTTTCAGATAGTGTGTTTGGTGACTTGAGTACCAAGCCAGGAACTGCACCATTCTTAAAGAAGTTATCTTGGAACTTACGCATCTTCATCATAAGTTGCATAGTACGCAGAGCAGGGCTCAAACGTGGAACACCTCGATATATTGAGTAGAAAGAGTTCTCTTTAATATGTATAATCTCGCTAGGCTTATAGTTTACTTTCTCATTGTAAGTGAACTTCTCAATGTAAGTATCTGAGCTAGCGTGAATAACCATTTTGTCGGCTGGTAGGTGATAGAGGTGTGCTCCATCATAGTAGATAAAGATATTGCCATCAAGTATAAAGTCAATAATTAAGTTACGCTTGAAAGTATTAATGTCTTGGAAAGGATTAGGCTCTTGGTTTAAAAGTAGATCTACTTTTGAACGCTTGATACCTTTAATAATACTGTTGCCTTTGTGCTGTCCGCCTACTTGTGTAGGAATCTCAGCTGCATCGTCTACAATAATATTTACTGCACGATTTACAACTTCCAGCTCTTCGTAGGCTCGCTCATAAGAAAAAGTAGGCTCACGAGAAGTTTGAATATCATTGCCATAAAACTGCTGTGCAGGATTCAGCTTCTCTTCAACTTCTACAGGTTTTTTCTCAAAAGGATTATACCAAGCCATGTTTTTCTCTTTGAATCTCTACCCAGCGCATCTGTTTCTTTGCAGTCCCTAGCGCAGGATCTTTGCCGTAAATTGAATGAAGCTTTAAATGGTGAGTATGACACAGTGTAACTGTGTGGTCATATAGCTCAGCATGATGCTCTTCTATAAAGTCATCCCGAAGTGCTTGAATATACTCAGGATTGTGTTTGTTCTTTATTAACCATTGATTTAACAACGGTGTGAGACTGTAAAAATGGTGAAAGTCTAACTGCTCTGTCTCGTCACAAATCTTGCAAGAGGAACCCTTTGCATACTTAGACTTTGCCTTATCTCGTACATATTTTACTACATCGCGTTTTAACTGAGGCATTTTAGTTCTGGTTCCTGATTTTTCATTGATAGAATTATATCCGCTTTAGGGTAACTTGTCAATAACTATTTTTGCCTAGGTATCGCTAGAAGGATACCTGCGCGGTTTGAAATGAGTATAATGCGTAGCGCATACCATCTGCCATGTGAGATGCCATGTTATGCTTCGGCTTTTCTCTTATTAGATTTGGGTTAGGATCCCACTGATACGAATCAAGGCAAATCAAAGACTGTTTGCATTCCTGATCGACATAAAGTTTATCATTATCAATAATAGCAGATACATGACCAATGCCATCTAGTACAGACTTCTTTGCATTAATAGTACTAATATCATAGTTCTGTGCCAGGTCAAACCGAGTCTGCTGTGCAGCGGAATCAATATAGATATAATCAATATCCCATTTTTCAATTAATTTTTGTATTTCTACTGCGTGCTGCTCTGTAGTACGTTCATTGTTCATATACTCGTCTACTAAGTAGTACTTATCATCATCCCAGTCATAGGCGATTACACACAGTGCCGTAGGATCTTTAAAACCTACGTCCAACCCCGCAAAGACGTCCATCTTACTAGTATCAAACTGAGACAAGTCTTTTACCTGTGTCTCGAAGTTAAACTTCCAGATCTGACCTTCATAAGTATTAAAGTCGGCTTCGTACTCCTGTTTGAATTCTGCTTCCGACATCGACTTACGTGCCTCTGAAATATCGCTTTCGCTCATTCGAGGATTATCACGATAAGTTGCTCGTATGCTACACCATTCTGGGAAGTCGTCTGAGTAACCTCTATAGAAAAACTCAGAGAACCAGTTGTTTCTGCCTCGAGGTGTAGAGATAAATATTGCTTTAGAATTTGGTTTGTCCAGAGTAGGACGAAGAGCAACGTTGAAGGCATCCTTGCCGTCAGCGAGTGCGGCCTCATCAAATATGATAAGGTCATACGATCTACCTACACAAGAATCGACCTGATTAACAGAACCCATTCTTACGGTAGACCCGTTAGAGATTTCGATAACTTTATCCTTGGCGTTATCTTTTGTAACCTCTAAATCAAAATGTTTAATTAGATTTCTTTGCAAGTCGAAAGAGATCTGAGACAAGGAGTAGTTAGGGGACATAATTAGAATATTAGAGCCAGGAACCAAAGACACGAGCTGTCCAATGATATTGGCTATGTACGTTTTTCCCTGCCGCCGAGAGACAGCGGCAGAGATAAAACGATACTTTGGGTCGTTAACCGCATTGATAATTGCTATCTGCGAGGGTAACGGAGTGACATTCAATAACTCCATGTAGGGAGCTATTGGAAGTTTAAGAAACCTTGCCTCAGATCCTAATTCAACTATTTCATCAGAGATAATATCTCTGCGACTTACTTCTACTGTCATATTAATCTTCTTTTTTAACTAGTGTCCAGATACCGTAACCCAAGCCTACCCATGCTAGTAGTTTTGCTAAACCACCGAAAAGTATGACCGAGCCACAGACTGCTATTAACATTGCACCATCCCAAGATGTGCGTTCTTTCATTGCTGCTTTAATCCATTTCACACTGAGTACCTCTCTTTTTATGACCATTCCAGGCTACGAATCCTGCTAGACGCAGTGACCAGTATGCTAGATAGTTGAGAACCCTGAAACCGTTTACTTCGATACAAATGTCACGGAACAAACCGTCCATGAACTTTTGATCGTGATAGCCAATGTTGCTTCCGTCTCTCTTCATAAGAGTAGCAAATTTATAACCATAGTCATGAACTAAACCACCCATAAGAAGTACACCTACTGGTGAGAGGAAAGTTGCGAGAAACTTAGGAACAGATGCTCCATCAAACTCAAACCCCGCAGGAATCTTGTACTCTACATCGTTAAGAGTATAGTTAAAATCTTGTTCAATTTTCCACTTACGTGTACCCATTAACCACATTAAGATACCTTTCCAAAACCCTTTATCTTTCGTTGCAATGGGCAACGGAGACATTACAGGCATACTAGCATAAGTAAAGCCTACTAGCGTTTCTTCTTTTTTATCTACCTTGTTTACTACAAAGCCAATAAGTACCAATATACTTAGTACTGTCCACTGCCAAAAATTCATGGCTAAATCAAGTAATAACTCCATTACTTTTTACTCCCTACTGCTTCCTTGGCATAAAATGCCGCTACAATAGCTGCAACGGAAACGAAGTAGGTAGGGGCCATGCTCCCTAAAGTACTTGAAGCGTTAGACAGCCCTAATAATTCTGCGGCTACAACGGCGAAAGGATAAAGTAACATACCGCCAAGTGCAAACCAAGCCATGTTTCTTTGCGCATCTCGCATAGCATCTGCGTCTTCTAACTCTTTACGCTTTGCTTCAAGATACATTTTTTGTTCGGCGTCGGAAACTTCTCCGTCACCATTAGTGTCTGCTGGATGAAAATTCTTATCGTCTACCATTTGACTTTATCCGCCCAGTATGCTGCTGACATCTTGCCTTTAGCAATGTTCTTGGCGTGTCGTGCTTTAAAACTTTTACGCTTTGCCTTTGCTGCTGCTGATTCTCCAGCCTTCGGCTTCCCTGCCGTTTTAGCTCCCTGCTGGCCGAAACGAATTGTCTTCACTTTACCACCAGTTTTAGCTACAACGATATGAGACTTCTTAGCATGGCCTGGAGTACGTTTTGGTTTATTATAACCACTAACGCCTGCCCGTTTCAATCTTGAGTCTTTCTTTTTCGTTTTTCGCTTTGCCGGCATAAAGTTTACTCCTTACTTTTGCTTACTGCGCCTGCGACATCTGCCCCAGCTGCGGTGGCTACGTCTGCTACTGCTGTTCCTACTCCTCCGAGAGTTCCATTAATGATACCTTGAGTGCCGTCAATGGCAGCGTTCATGGTTCCACAAGCTCCGAGTAGTAGTGCAGATACTAAAATTAAATATTTCATTAGCGTCTCCTTTTGCTTTGTATTTCCGAATGTGGCTTCCCTTCCACTACTGCAGTACGTACCTCTTGATACGCAGAACATCATCCTTCTAACCTCTTCGCTTCATAGTAGCTTTACGCCTCTTTTTCACGAACGTTTTAACCATAGTGGGTTTGCCGCCCGGATTCCCTGCTCTTCTCTTACGACTTATTGCAGACTTCTTTTGTGCTGCGGTCATACGAGCTGCTTTTGCTTTGGGAACACACTTTGGGTATTTGCCTTTCTTTGCTTTGCTTCTACCACACTTGGCATAGCCTCCTCCCTTCTTGGGTCTGGAGATATCTACCCATTCTTCTTTAAACCATTTCTTGAGACTCATTTCTTGACTCCCATTCGGTACTTACCGCCCCTTCGCTTATACTCTTTTACTAGGAAGGCATTTGCATATGCAGAAGGATATACCTTAAACTTTCTTTTTGTTGAAGCTTTTACAGAAGCATAAAGCCTTTTATTCGTCGGTATCGGCTTCTTCTTCGCAGTCTTCCTCTTCTTCTTCGCTGCCATCTAAAATCTCCTCTACTGGAGGAACCCAGCCTGCTGCTAGCTTAGCTTCTTCTTCTGTTGAGAACTTAAACAATCTACCGTCATCATTTCGATAGCACCACTTTCCGCGCTTTTCAAAAATCATCCTATTTGCCTCTCTTCTTCGGCTTCTTCTTCTTTGGTCGACCGACTGTTGATCCGTATGTTCCTTTACCTTTTGGCATAGTTTTCTCCTACATCTGGGTGACTAGAGTTACTAGTACACCTGCTAGGAACAAAATAACTGTTCCACCTAATGATAGCATTCTAGAGTCCATCTTCTGTAGAGTGGCCTCTATGTTCTCTAACCTAGTAAAAGTAGTTTTCCAACGCTCCTCACATTGAACTTCGTGCGTAGCAAGCTCCATTTCCAGTTTAGTAACATTTGGAAGAACTTCCCTAAACTGCTTTAGGTCTGCTTGATATTGTTTGGTTTCACTGTGTTCCATTGAGTAGTTTATCCATAAGCTTACCATAATTACCTTGACCGAATGGAACAGAATCATTAATCTGTACATTAGTCTGGTTCTTAATAGTGCTTCCTTCGGCTTTAGCGAGATCGGTTTGTGCCTTAATCTCGTCAATACGCATTTTATGTGCCATCTGTAATAGATCTGCTAAATCCTTG